ATCACGAACGGCGCCCCGACCGCCGCCGCGACCGCCAACCCGTGGGCCGACATTCTGGGCTTGGTGAATCACTTCACGACCAACAACATCCCCATCAGTGGCCTCACGTTCATCATGTCGCCGGCCAATGCGCTGGCGCTCTCGTTCAAAACCTTCGCCGACGGGACCGCGCAGTTCCCCGGCGTCAACATCGACGGCGGCAGTTGGAAGGGCATGAAGTTCATCGTCAGCAACACCGTCACGACCAAGGTGATTGCCTTGCAGCCGTCGCTGATCCTCTACGCCGACGACGGCGGGGTGACGATCGACGCGAGCGGCGAAGCGTCGCTGCAGATGGACGGCGCGCCCGATTCCCCGGTCGCCGCGACGACCATCCTCGTCTCGATGTTCCAGATGAACGCGGTCGCCCTGCGCGCCGAGCGGTTCACCAACTGGAAGAAAATCAACGCGAACGCGGTGAAGTATCTGACGGCGGCGGCCTGGCCGGCCCCGACCGGCTTCGAGCAGGGCGCGTCCGCGGGCGAGTAACTGGCCGTGGGCCTGCTCACGAGCATCGCCGCGCGTGTCTCGTCGCTCATGACGGGCGTGCGCGGCGGATGGTCGCCGATCATCCGCGAGTCCTATCCGGGCGCGTGGCAGAACAACGACCCGCTGACGAGCGAGAACGCGCTTGCGAATCCGAGCGTGTTCGGGGTCGTGTCGCGCATCGCCCAGGACATCGCCAAGATCGCGCCGCCGCTCCTGCTCGAACTCGACGACAACGGGTTCTGGTTCGAAACCACGAACTCCGCGTATACGCCGGTCCTGCGTCGGCCGAATCGGTACCAGACCCCGCAACAGTTCTACGAACAGTGGATGTTGAGCAAGTTGCTCTACGGGAATACCTACGTCCTGAAAGAGCGCGACGAGCGCGGCGTCGTGAAGGCGATTTACATCCTCGATCCCTTGAAAGTGATCCCGATGGTCGCCCCCGATGGCAGTGTGTATTACGAACTGCAATCGAACGAACTCGCCGGGCTCCCGCAGGCGACCAAGCCCGTCGTCGTGGGCGCATCCGATCTGATTCACGATCGCTGGAATTGTCTGTGGCATCCGCTCGTCGGCGTCTCGCCGCTCTACGCGATCGGCGGCGCCGTCACGCAGGCCCAGGCGATTCAGGCGAGCAGCACGACGTTCTTTGCGAAGGGCGGCCGGCCCGCCGGCATGCTCGTCGCGCCGACCAAACTGGATCCGGCCTCGGCCGAGCGCATCAAATCCACGCTCGCGAATTTCAAAACCGGCGAGATCATGCTCACCGATCAGGGCATGACCTACCACGACATCGGCGGGTCCGCGGTTGACTCGGAACTCATCGCGCAACTCGGGTGGACCGAGGAAAAAATCTGCGAAGTGTTCGGGATGCCCATCAGCATCCTGAACAGCAACAAGCAACCGCCCTACGCGAACGCCGAAGCGTCGCAGTTGCAGTACAAGTCGCAGTGCCTCGAACCGCATCTCGCGAGCATCGCCGCGTGCCTGGGTGACGGCCTCGAACTGCCGCTCTATCTGTCGCTGGAATTTGACGACACGCTCTTGATCTGGATGGACACCGCGACGCGCACGACCGCGGCCAAGACCGCGATCGCCGCCGGCATGTCGGTCAACGAAGTGCGCGATACGTATTACGGCCTCGGCCCCGTGCCCGGTGGCGACATGCCGTACCTGCAGCAGCAGTACTACCCGATTAGCGAACTCGCGGATCGCGCGGCCTCGGCGCCGGCCGTGGCCCCCCTGCCCCCGGCGACCGACGCGCAACCCGAGGCGGTGACGCCGTGACGCTGGAGTTCTCGCGCGTCACGCTGCCGCCGCTCTGGACGCTCGCGCAGGCGAAGGTGCATCTGCATCTGACCGACGCCGCGTACGACGCCGACGTGCAGCAGAAACTCGACAGCGCGCAGGAAGCGGTCCTCTCGTACCTGAACCTCTGTGCCGATCCGACGTGGACGGTCGCGACCGCGCCGAAGGCCGTCACGCACGCGATCCTCCTCCTCACCGCCTACTACTACAACGACCGCGGCGACGGCGACGTGGCGGATCCGTGGCCGAAGATCTACGACCTCCTCGCCGCCTATCGCGACCCGACGGTGACGTGATGGCGATCGGCACCTATCAGCAGATCGTGACGCTCGACGAAACCGACGGCGCCGGCGGCATCCGGCCGCTCACGCCGCCGACGTGGTACTGCGCCCCGATCGCCGAGGGCGGCGGCCTGCTCACGCTGGTCGGCCACTACCACGCCGGGATCACGACGGCCGCGCGCGTCCACTTCCACGGCCGCACCTTCCACGTCGACGGCGTCCTCCATCGCAACGCGAAAGCGTTCCAAACCCAGATCACGTGTAAGGAAGTCTTCACGTAATGGCGAAACTCGCCACCGTGAAATGGGACGGGCTCGACACCTTCAAACAGGAATTACAGGTGTTAACCGCTGATCTCGTCAGCGAGGCCGAGGGGATTCTCATCACCGCGGCGTTCGAGGCGGCCGACGCGCTGCGCGCCGCCTACCCGTACCGCGAAGGCGGCCTCATCCGCGGCGTGACGGTGATCCCCTCGCGCGGCGTGACGCTCGCCGGCGCGACGGTCAAGAACCTGGCCCCGCACGCCGCGATCTACGAGAACGGGACGACGACGCGCGCGACGACCGCGGGCTACAACCGCGGCCGGATGCTGGGCACGCCGACCTTCCGGCCGATCACCGCCCGCTACCGGGACACGGCCCTGACCGCGATCATCGATCGGATCTATGCACACGGCGCCGCCCAGGTCACGGGCGACCCGGACACCGAGGACTAAGGAGACACCATGGCGATCAAGACCGGCAAGTTCGGCAAAGTCAGTTGGGATCAGGCGGGCGGGTCGACGCTCGTCGAGATCGTTTCCCTGAACTCGTGGACCCTCTCGGAAGAAACCGAGATGGAAGACGTGACCTGTTACTCCGACACCAACCGCGTGTACGTGCCCGGGATGAAAGATCTCAAGGGCGATCTGGGCGGGTTCTGGAACTCCGCGGATACCGCGCTGTGGAAGGCGGCCGACGCCGGGACGCCCGGCACGCTGCAACTCGTCGTCAACAACCAGGAGCCCGGCTACAAGTGGCAGGGGCTCGCCTACATGAGTGCGTCGATTGACAGTTCGCTGTCGGCGCCGACGGTCAAGGGCACCTGGGCGGCGGCGGCCTCGTGGACCGTGCCCGGCCAGATCGTCGCGACCGGGGCGACCGCGGGCCTCCCCGGCACCTTCACGCCCGCGGGCGCGACCCCGCCCGCGAACATTGCCGCCATGGTCGGGATCGTCGCGAGCCCCGCGACTAACTGGACGATCGGCCAGCACGTCGAGATGGGCAACGGCAGCGATTGCAACTGGAACGGCACGGCCTGGGTCGCCGGCGTGCACCCGTAATGTTCGACGAACTCGTGGTGACCGGCGGCGAAGCGACGATCTCGTGGGCGTGGCACACCGCGGCGGTGTGCCGCTCCTGGCGGATCTACAAATCGCGCACCCGCGCGCAGTGGTCGCTCGTCGCCACGGTGACGCGCGTCGACCCGTACAAGTTGCAGCAGCGCCCCTTGCTGTTCAACGCGCCGCGGAAGGGCGGCTACTGGTGCTGGCCGGTCAAGGCGGTCACCGTGATGGACAAGCAGATCACCGCGGCCCTCGGGCCGATGGAGGCGTAATGCCGCGCTGTCGTGTCGTTGCCCCGGACGTCGTCCGCCTGCCGCTCAGTGACGGCGACAGCGTCGAGGTCAAGAAGACCCTGAACGCCGGCGAGTATCGCCAGTTGATTTACAGCCAGTTCAAGGAGACGGCCGAGGGCGAGAAGATCGTCCTCGACCACAGCAAGGTCGGGATGGCGAAACTCCTCGCGTACATCGTCGGGTGGACGTTCGTCGGGTTCGACGGGCAGCCGTTGCCGTATCGCCCCGACGAGCCCGAGGACATCCGGCGCGCGACCATCGACGGGCTCGACCAGGACACCTATCGCGAACTCATCGCCGCCGTGACCGCGCACGAAGAGCGGGAGGACGCCGCGCTGGAGGCGCAAAAAAAAACCCGTATCACCGCGCCGGCATCATGACCGACCTCCTGATCGCGCGGTCGTTTCACTGGAAGTACGAGTGGGTCGCGGACCTGCCGCGCGACGTGTACGAACTCATCGTCGCGGACCTGCAGAAATAACCCATGGCGATCACCGCCCAATTTGACGCCGACTTCTCCGCGTTCAACAGCGAAGTGGGGAAGGCCTCACAGCAACTCGTGGTGTTCGAGGGGCAGACGACCCAGACCTCGAAGTCGATCAGTGGGATGGGCACCACGACGAATACCTTTACCGAAAGCTTCCGGCAATTCGACGGCGTGCTCAACGCGGTCGGGATTCATCTCGGCCCCGCCGTCAAAGGGCTCAACGACATTCAGCAGGCCGCCGGGAAATCCGCGTCCGCGCTGGGCCTGATGAGCACGGCGGGGCTCCTGGTCGGCTCGGCGATGGCCGGCTGGCAGATTGGGCGCAAGATCGCGGAGTTCTTCGGCCTCGACCAAGCGATCGCGCAGACGACCGCGCGCTTGATGGGCT